CGGTGAACCTGCCGGCGCAAAACGTGCCGCGGCCTCGGTCAACACTGTACCAGTCCAGGTGACACAAATCCGAGCTTCACAGCTTTACTTAGTGGGAACGCATTATGCTTCATGGTTCGCATTTCTGTATGACAATGAAGCAATAAACCGGGATCTGGCTAAGGCTCTTCCAACCATGCTTAATAATGAGCAGATTGATTGCTTTGTTTTACATAAGCGGGTGCGGGATCCCGAGGCAGAGAAGGGCTTCCGGTACTTCCGGGCCCCGAGGATCTTCCGGTCGCATGTTATCTTGAAACCGGAAGGGTTGATTCCCGCGGATCCTGGCAGGTGGAAACACGAACATATTCTTAACGGGTGGATCGAAGGATGAACAATGCAGCGCTTGCAGAATATCTTTTAAAGTTTGCCTCGAATGTGGTTCAGGGCATGGGAATCCGAATATCTGTTACGGATTACAGGCGATGGAACAGGGCTATTCAAAAGGTAACCACACGGGCCAGCTATTGGATTGAAGATGAGATGCAGCGGCTTTGTGCCATAGAGCTTTCCCATAAACAAATTGGAAACATTATGTCCGGCCGCAGGTTTGGGACATATCCTGCCTACAACATACAGTATGCTGCATGGAAGGCAAAATACTTCCCCGGCCCTTATTGGATTTTAGGGGGAGACCTCGTTAGGAACATTCGTACCTTTCCTTTCTCAAAGGGAGGAATCGGAAGAGATTGGATGGCCGGAATACCTTCCGGAATCTATGATAAAGGCGGCAAATCCTGGTTTGGTTCTGGGGATAAAGGTCCGCCAAAATCAATTGCCATGTATGGCAAGAAGGCCGAAAAATTAAGGCCCATGTTCAAGCCTACTCAGGATGAATATGCGAAGAATGACTGGGAGAAAAGGGGCGAGCAAGCCCTGCACGAAATCAAGAGGGGGTGGGCATAAAATGGCTGAAGTCCTTCAAATCAGGCCTAAAGGCATTTACGTCACCATTGAGTACAGCCTTGATGAACTGGAAAAGCTAAGAAAGGCTTATGAGATGTGTGAAATCAAGGCCAACATGAAAGATCCGGAAGAAGCGGAGACTAACAGGTATTTTGTTGAAGAACATTATCCTATGATCTCCAAAATTTGCGAGGATTTAAAAAATGGCCCTCGATCAGACGGCTAAAGAAGTTAATTACCAAAAATCTTTGAAGAAGTTCTTTATCGACAATATTAAGATCGGCGAAGGAATAACCGTAATATTCGACAGGGACTGGACGGCTCCTCCGGATAGCAGTTCGGCGCAATGGGTTGCAGTTGACGATGGCACGCTTCTGAAAGGTTCTGTTTTTAAACGAATGCCCAGAGTTTTTTGCTGTACCAGAAGTGATCCTGAGGGAACGTTGCTATTTGCATTGAAGGATACAGTCCTTGGATATCTAACCGAAACATCACGGATTCCCCTTTATAATTGCGGGGTCAGTCCCTGGGTAATAGTCGGGTATATGTCCGTTTATTTCGATCCGGAGTCAGGGGTGTTGAGGGCCCCGGATGGGTCTAAATATATCATCATTCCGATGGTCCTCAAGTGGGGTGCAAAGTTTTAATATGCGAGAAAAAAACTTCATTAAATGCGAGAAGTGTGGTAAGAATTTAATCGTACAGGTAGGAAATGGCGAATACCACCTGCGCTTTGGCCGCATTAAAGACAGGGATGGGCGGGTTATTATGGAGTCCAACTCAAATCAACCCAAACCCTCTCTTGAGTTGATAATCCATGGCTCTGTTTCAATCCGGTGCTTTGCGAAAGATTGTGATCACTGGACAGAACTACATCCGACATTTCAGCAATCTTAATTGTTTATTTAGGGTCGCAACGGGCCCTTTGAATATGTGATACCTCTCAGTCCCCAACCAATCGATTTCATCCGAATAAAAAATCCATAAACCTATTTTATTTATAAGGAGGTGGTTCATTATGGCCGGACCAACAACGAAGGATACCAGCTCGCTTGCGTTGGGGCTGGCACAGTTCAGGGTGGGGAATTCGGCGGACAATATCGGGTCAATCCACAATGTATTGACCGATAGTGATTCGATTGGTTCCCTTACAGACAGTAAGTTTATCGGATCCAGGGAGTATTGGACGCATGAATCGGGTTTTCCTCTTTTAGAGGATCACATCATTGCGGTACGCGAGGGTGCTCGTGTTGAAGGAAACTTCGAAGAACTTTCCCCGTATAACCTTGCACTTGTCTGGGGAATCGATCCCACATCGGGGGATTATGCTTTAGCTCATTCCGGTGAGATTAAACTCGGGGCATTATCCAGCCCGGTTTTTCTGCGAACTGAGCTGCATTATTCGTTCCCCAATACCGACTACACCATGGATGCGATCTTCCCGCGTTCTCAAGTTACGGGGGATGCAGATTTAGGCTTTCAGAAAGAAGAAGGCATTGCGTCTCCAATCGTGATTACCGCAAAAAGAGCGGACTCTGGTATCAGTGGTGGAAATGCTGTTTGGGATGATATGCCGATTGGTCGAATAGCATTTTACGATGCTTCGTGATTTTAACCCTTTATCTCCCGGGCATTACAATTGCCCGGGGTAACACAACGGAGGAACCCGAATGACCGACAAACTTAATCCGCAACGGAAGAAAGTCGAGATAGGTAAACGTGAACTGAGGATGATTGAGATACTCCCTATCTCTATTGCAGACCAATTCAAGCTTTCAGATTTGATCAATGCCGGGGTGCAGGCATTCTCGAATTTGAAAGGGAATAGCGATGATAAGGCATTTATCGCAAGTATCCTCGGCATTCTTCAGAAAAACATATCCTGGGTCCTGGACTTGGTTGTGAAAGATACAAAAGAGGCCCTGGGGGGAAACACCGCTTTTCTGTCCCGCTTTTGCGTTTGGCGGAAAAGAAAATCGATTCTTGAGGATATAACCAATGAGCAGGCTTTTGAGATTGCACAGATCATTTACGAGATGAACTACGCGGTACTTTTAAAAAAAGTAGAAGACCTTCTCGAAAAAAATCCGGTGATCCAGGAGTTGCTCTCGGGGAGGTCGTTGCAGCAGTCCTCAGAAGATATCCTCAATGCAGACTCGAAGATATCTACAGAAAAAGTTTCAAAGACGGGGGGTTAACATATCGGCAGCTATTGGCATTATTCGACGCGTCTGAAAAGGAAGAGTTTCAAAGATATAAGTTCCTTGCCGCCATACACGGTGCCAAGATTGATGGTGGGGAAGCAAGTAACTTCGATGGTAAAGCTGACGATGACGACGTGATTTTCAAGCATCCTGATGAATATGCAAAAATGACACCGGAAGAGCGGAAGGCTGAGACAGCAAAGTTGATTAAAAAATTCAAACCATGGGCACAGACGGCTATGCCGACGAGGGGGACATAAATTAAATGCCAAACCGTGAAATGAGTCTCGGGACCATATTTACCGGTCGGCTTGATCAATCATTCAGGCGGGCGGTTGGACAGGTCCGCTCGATAGTAACCGAGCTTGGCAACCTACAATCCAAGCTTGCCAATAAAGCCCGTGGTGGCGGTTTAGCCCAGTCGCTTGGCAAGGATAATACAGCTCTCAATAAACATCGGGCAGCCATCAAAAAAACGAGTAGTGACTATACGAATTTTACTAAACAAATCGCTAAAGTCCAGGGGGGCTTTAACCGAATTGCCGCGGCCGCCAAAGTAACAGCAAGTTACGGAATTGCGGCTACAGCTATTTACACTGTAATCAGTGCCCTTCGAGCGGGAATCAGTGAAATCATCGATTTCGACCAGGCCCTGAAAAACCTTCAGGCTATCAGTGGCGCGACAGACGCCCAGATTGCGGCCATGCGCGACACAATCGAAGAGATTGCCCGTACTACCAAATTCTCCACGGTTGAAGTGGCTGAGGGTATGGTCCTGCTCACCCAGGCCGGATTGAGCGCTGAAGAGGCCATGAATGCCATGCAGGCTACGGCGGACCTGGCTACGGGTACACTTTCGAGTATGCAGCTCACCACGGACCTCATGACCACTACCCTCCGTGCATTCGGCCTTGATGCCATCGAGGCAGGCAGGGTGGCCGATGTCATGGCCAATGCTATCAATAAATCTAAACTCACCATTGACAAGCTGCGTATCTCATTCAACTTCGTTGCTGCGGCCGCGGCCCAGACCGGTCTTTCAATTGAACAGACTGCGGCAAGTATGATGGTCTTGGCGAACAATGGAATGAGGGCCAGCACAATAGGCACCGGCCTGCGTCAGGTCCTTGCCCGGCTCATGGCCCCTACGTCAAAGCTCAGAGATGCGTTCAAGTCATATGGCATTGACGTTAAAGACGTAAACCCGCGGTTAGTTGGATATGAGACAGCCCTGAAGAATTTAATCCCGACTATTTGGGACCATACGAAGGGTACCGTTGATATGGGTAAAGCCTACTCGTTATTCGGGCTTCGTGGGGCGCAGGCTGCTGCCGTTCTTGTCAAGTCTTTCATGGCCGGGGACTTTCAAACGGCACTGAAAAGGGTCTATGAGGTCGGTACGGCAGAGGACATGGCCGCCAAACAGGCCGAAGGTCTTGGAGTTAAATTGAAGAACCTGGTAGACCGGGCGAAACTGGTGGCACTTGCTTTCGGTGAAGCGGGAGTTGCAGGGGCATTAGGCGCCATTATTGATTTAATGAGAGCGGTTGCGGATGCGGCGGCTTCTTTGGCTAAGACGGTCGGGGGACAGCTTGTCATTCAGTTCACGGCCTGGACCATGGCCATCTATGGCACAATAAAGGCCATTAGCATCCTGATCCCCTTGATTTCCGGAACCGGGCTTTATCTCTCCCTTCACAACCTTATCACGGTATTCGGGATACTCACACGCCAGATGGGCGCATCGGCGGCAACTTTTTCAATTTTTTCAACACTTATCAAAGCACATCCCTTCCTCGCAATAGCTGCTGCAGTCGGGGCAGTCGTAACAACCATAAATTACTTTTCCGGTGCAACAGAGCGGGCTATTGAAAAAAGCGAGCAACTGATTGTCGAGAATAACAGGATAATCAGTTCTCTTGAGGTTTATGAAGGTGCGCTTAAAAACCTCAATGAGCGAATGGAGAAGGCCCAGGAGGAAAATAAGGATACCACCGTTATAGCTTTGGAGTATTCATCCGTCATTAAACGGCTCCTTAAGGACCATCCTGAGCTTGCGGATAAAATAGATCTTACGACCGCATCATACAAAGAGCTGGCCGCGGCGATAAAAGAGGTCACTAATGCCCGGGTGCGGGATAACATTGAGCAGGAGATAGAAAAACTCAAGGATTTTACTAAGCAATATGAAAGTCAGATTAAGGGATTTGAAGCGTGGCAAAATGCAAGGAAGGAGCTCACGTATGTCATAGGCTTAACTGAAGAACAAAAACATTCAAGAGCTAAATTTATGGAGGGAGAATTCCAACGTCAAAAAAAAGAAGTTGAAGAAATTGCTACCAAGATCGAAGCTACGATCCAGAGCACCATACTGGACTTGCGTAGGATGGCCAAGTCCGGGATGCCAATGGATGACGTTTTATCCATGTTTGATAAACTCCCGGATAAAATAAAAGATCGTTTGAAAAGTTTTTCCTCAGAAATCAAAAAAACCGGCCTTGACATTACTGAGACCTTTAAGGTTGTCGAGACTATGACGCCTTCTATCCAGAAATTTTTCGATAGTCTGGCACCCTTCGATAAAATTGATTTTCTTTCCAAATTCAAATCTTTTCAGTCCGGAATAAACAGTTTTAAAGACAGCATGGAGAAGATGGGCAAAGGCAAAAGCCCTGAAATTGATGTTGCAGTAAAGATTAAAGAGGAAGAATTCCTTGAGGACTTTCAGGAAAGTCTCGCCAGGAAACAGGAGGATGCGCAGAAGCATATAGAGGATGCACTGAGGAAGATAACCGATTTGAAGGAGAAAGGTGAGGACCTGGATGTCAAGGCGTTAGAGATCGCCGGACAGAAGATAGCAGCCATTAAGCTGGAAATAGAGCATCTCAAGCAACGGAAACAAGTGCTTGAAGCACAGACCGAAACAGGGGAAAGGCTTGTCGAGGTCAAAGAGCTTAGTAACAAGATCGCCCAGGCAGAGAAGGACTTGCAGGATGAAAACAAAAAAATATTAACCAAGGCACTGAAAGACCGGCTGGCAATAACCAATAAATATTCCGATGAATATACCATGATTATGGAGGCGATGCATGAAAATGAAATTATATCTCTCCAGGAAATGGAAAATTATTACGACAAAAAAGCGAAATACGACGTAAAGGTCGCCAGGGAAGCCTATGACCGGAAGCTTATATCCGCCGACGAATATCTCTCAAAGCTGAAGATTCTTATGGACCGTGGTGGAATTACGGAAGTGGAATTTGAAGATAGGGAAGCAGAAACAAAGGGTCCTTTAGACAGGTTTTTACACAGCCTTAAAAAGGCAAGGGAAGAAGGTAAAACCTTTGGTGATGTTTTTCAAAAGATAGGGAGTGAGATTGAAGATAGATTCGCAACAGGCATAACCAATGCTATGTGGGAATTCATTGACGGGACCAAAAGCGCCAAGGAAGCTTTTATCGCTTTTGGCAGAAGCACGTTGGAATGGCTAACAAAGCTAATCTTGAAACAGACGATCCTTAACGCTCTGCAAGCCGGGGGTGGCAAATCCGAAGGCAGCAGTATTCTCTCCGGCGTACTCTCTGTTGCAGGGTCGATTGCCGGGGCATTTGGTGGTGGCGGTGGAACAGCCGCTGCACCAGGGACATTCGGTGGCGGAATAAACCCGGATAACTTTCGCATAATTGATCCCGTATTTCATGCAAAGGGAAATGCTTTCGTTAATGGAGTAATAGACCGGGCCACACTATTTCCCATGGCACGAGGCGCGGGGGTCATGGGAGAGGCGGGACCAGAGGCCGTTATGCCCCTGACACGTCTTCCGGGCGGGAACCTCGGCGTTAAATCTGAAGGGGGCGGAGAAGAAAAACAGGGAAGCCCCATAATCAATATATTCGCAAACGATGCACAATCCTTTATTGAAATGGCGCATAGAAACCCAAGTGCGATTATTGGCCCCGTAATTGAAGGGCTACAACAGGGCGGGCAGTTAAGGGATACAATAAGGAGCGTGATATAACATGGCAAAATTCCCAAACACTTTAACGCCGGCAGGTGCTCCAAGTAACATTGATGTGGATCTTATTAGCGGTAAAACGTTAATCACGAATTTCGAAGACCTTGGGCAAGAGCAACGAAAGCAGAAGCGATTATATCCGACCAGGGATATTTCTCTGAATTTTGAGAAAATCCCGATAGCGGACGCCAGAATCTTATGGCAGTTCCATATAGATCGGGGGGGAGCATTCGAAGCGTTCAATTTATTTATGGATACTACCCTGGCCGAGTATATGGAGGTGGATAGTTACCAGGGCGAATATGTCGGAACGGGGGACAGCACAACTGTTGATTTTAATTTACCCTGTAAGACAGGCTCGGACGTTACAGTGAAAGTTGATGGGGTCACTCAATCTGAAGGAGTGGACTATAATTTTAGCGGGGAGGCGGGAGCGGACGGCGCGGATAAGATCAACTTTTATTCCGCACCAGTTAGTGGGGAGCGAATTACCGCTGATTTTACCGGGTATTTGAAAATCCATGGCCGATTTGAAGAAGACAAAATGAGCTACAATAATTTTTACAACAAACTGATAACTTCTGGATTAAAGATTAAAGGGTTGTTAAATGCGTGATATTGATTCCAATATAATGGCTCAACTGGAAGCCGAAGAGTTGAGGCCCTTCAAACTCATCGATATGGAAATAGATGGCACTCATTATCGTTATACGGATTGCGATGTGCCCATTGCGATAGGGGATAATTTGTTCAACCCAAGAGGTTTTAAGAGCCAGCCCATACAATACAGCCTGAACAAGGTCATTGATCAGGTAAAATTGGAGATAGATAACCTTGACGACGAACTTACTTCCGCTTTCGTAGGCGGAATTCCCCAGGGCAGCGACGTCAGCCTTAAATTAGCCGTGCTTGATTCTGATTATGCGGTTATTGCTTCACCGCAGACTCTTTTTGAGGGGTTTATAAATGGGTGGGGGCTTACGGAAGAGAAGCTAAGCCTTACGGTTTCGAGTATTTTTAACCGCTGGTCTCAAAAGACTTTGGCAAAACATTCTGCATCATGCAGGTGGAAGGTCTTTAAGGGCGCGGAGTGCGGATATTCGGGCGGGGAGACCTGGTGCGACAGGTCCTACGCAAGATGCGCGGCCTTGAGCAATACAAATAATTTTGGTGGGTTCAGGTGGCTACCATCGATTGTTGACAGGGAAATATGGTGGGGGAAAAACAGGGCAGTATGAAAACGCAAAAGAAAAAATTGAGAATGGCGGAGATGACGTCTGGCCTGGTAGGTGCCAAATATTCTTTGGGTAATGGCTCATTCTCTAATGGATATGATTGTGTAAGCCTTCTCTTAGATGTAGCAAAAAAACGAAATCTTCCTGTGCCGGATGTATTCGAGGGAATTACAAGAGAGACATATTCTGCCTTATGGAACACGAATAAGCCGAGGGCAAAGGCCACATTGTTTAGATTTTTAGCAAGTTTAGGAGAAAAGATAAAACCGAAGTTTGCATTTACCGGTGATCTCCTCATTTTGAAAAACAAGGAAACGGGCGAATTGACAATTGGAATTCATGCCGGCGGGGATAAGGTGCTTTCTGCATTTACCGATGCGGGAGTTGCCCTGGCCAGTTTACAGGCATACACTATCAAGCAGGCATACAGGTGGGGGAAATAAAATGGGCACGGCAATAGCAGCTGTAGCGGGATTCGCTAAGGCTTACGGGGCATATATTGCGGTTGCGGTATCCGTTGTTTCAACTGCCTATGGCATGCTTAACAGACCGGATGCCCCGGATACTTCCCCCCTTGATCAGGCTAAAGACCAAGGCCTGAAGCTTAACACAAGGTCAACGCAGGAGCCGATACGTGTAGTTTATGGTACGCAAAAAGTTGGCGGGAATGATGTCTATCTGGGTACATCTGGAGAGGATAATAAATATCTTTGGATTGTGCAGACCTTGAGCGAAGGAGAATGTGACAGTATAAACACTGCTGGCGGAAATGACCAAGTATGGTTGGGCGATAAGCTTGAAAAAGAATTTGGAAATAAAGTTTGGTATGCATTTCATAATGGTGCGTCAAACCAAGCGGTCGATGCCACTCTTCATGCCGCTTTGGCCGAATGGACTGATCCCCTGAGATATACCTGTTATATTGTTTTTAGGTTAAAGTATAATATGGATTATTTCCAGAATATGCCGAGTCGGCAGGTCGAGCTCAAGGGGCGCAAGCTGTTTGATTTTAGAGATAGTTCAACAGCATGGTCTGATAATCCGGTCCTGGCTTTATACGACTACATTACCAATAACAGATACGGAATGGGGATAAATTCCGCAAAACTGGATATAACCTCATGGACGGCGGCAGCTAATTATTGCGACACAAAGGGCTGGACATTGAATCTGGTTGTAACGAAAGATGAGGCCGCTATCGACACGATAAACAATATAATGGCCCACTTCCGCGGAACATTGGTCTGGTTTGACGGTAAATATTATCTGAGATATGCAGACCTGAATTACGAAAGCTCCTGTATGACTTTAGATGATGAGCATATAGTCCAGGATGTCCAGGGCAGGGCCGCAATCTCCATTTCCCAGCCGTCTAAGTTTAAAAAGCCGGACGGCATGAGGGTTAGATTGATTGACAAAGAAAAAGGATTTGTCACTGACGATTTAATGATAGGAGACGATACCGGAGTAGTCAGGCAATTGGATTTGTTAGGTTGCACTGACAGAGAAATGGCGGCAAATTTAGGGACATATAATTTAGAGCGGTTACGATTAGATCGTACAATTTCAGGCCGCTTTCGGGACGATGCTCTGAAATTAGAACCTCATGATATTATTACTTTGAATTACTCCGCCCTTTCCATATCCTCACAGTTGATGAGAGTGCAGGATGCTAATATATTGCCGGATGGTTTGATTGAATTAGTCATGTCTTATGAGAGCCTGGATTTATATGATGACGATTATGATACGGCTATTGAAGGCGTTTACGCTTGTTCCCTGCCTGATCCAACAGATGAACCGCCTGCTGTGGAAAATGCAAGTATGACGGAAGAAACCTATAATTATAGATTGAGAACTTTCACCAGGCTAAATATTACTTTCGATGTCCCCTCTACTTATGCCTGGTTTGATCATGTGGAGGTTTATCTTTCATATGATAATATAGATTATGAGTATCTCTATAATGTGAACACGGATTTTGCCATAGAAAATGTGGAGGAGGGTCAGGATTATTATGTCAGGCTCAAAGTCGTGTCCATATGGGGAACAAAACAGGCAGATGTAAACGATATCAAATTGCATAATATGGTGAAGGGATATACGAGTGCACCGGATTCTTTGGGTTCTCTGGAGGCGATTGTAAATTCCAATACAATAAATCTTTATTCCGCTAAAGTAAGTGATACAGATGTTGAACTTTATGAGTTCCGTCTTGGTACTTCCTGGGCAGGCGCAATATTTTTAGCGGCTTTGAGAGCTCCAAATTTTTCATTGTATGGAGTGAAACCGGGAAATCACACTTTTATAGCAAATACCCTGTGTAACAACGGGGAGTATGGTGATACCCCCAGATCAAAGGCAGTAACAATGATTGATCCGCCAGATGGCTGGACTGTGCAGAACACGGAAACTTGCGATTATAATGGGGTGGGAACCCATGACAATACAGAGCACACAACATATTTAAGCGATGATTATTTGAAATGCTCTCATACCGCCGATGTCCTGGTCGGGACATATACCTCTCCAATTTATGACCGGGGAACAAGCGGCAGGTATTTGATTTATTGTTCTGCTGATATTGCGGTAACCGGTGCCGGCACCACATGGGATGATCAGCTTCCAAGTCCTACAACCTGGGATCAGGGCGGCGCAAGCACAAAGACCTGGAATGAGATATTTACGTTGAGCGCTGGTCCTTCAGTTGCCATGAAACTGAAATATGGGGATACGAGTCCACCGACAAGTGAAGTGAGAAAATTGGAAATATTATCTGCAATCGCAACCGGGCGATATTTTCAGATGGAAATAACAATTACAGATCCAAATATAAATGTAAATGCTTTGGTGGAGAACTTCACTTTAAAATTTTGTCAGTAGGGGGAATAAAATGGCATGGGATGATGACACTTATGGCGGAGGGCATGTAGCAGCAACCGACTTGCAGCAGATAAAGGATAACTTTGCCGTGCTCAAATCGACATTTAAGGGAACCTCAGCTCCAGCAAATATAGTAGCTGGACAGCTTTGGGTTGATACGACAAATCATATCCTGAAAGTTCGGAACGAAGCAAATTCAGCATGGTTATCTATATGGGATCTTGCGAACGATAAGCCCTGTGGACAGGACTTTACGGACGGTGCATACCTTGATGGGGATAAAATTGATATTGACTGGAATCCGTCAAATTATACGCCGACTGATGTGGCGGAAACTTCTGACGTGAACGACCTTTCGGCGCATCTGAAAGGTTTGGATAATAAGGCAGGAGCCCTTGATTCTGCAATAGGTTCGATTTCACATGACCTTGGAAATATTGAGTCTTATTCCGTTAATTTGGTATCGGCGTCAGATGCAAGTCCAGTGGTGAGTATGACAGGAACAGACTGGGTCACTGTATTAAACCACAGAATCTATATCCCTGCGAATGCAGAAGTTTTAGCTATGGTAGCAAACCTTGTCTCTGAGACACCTGGATATCGAGTCTATGCGAGATTTGTTATTGGTGGGAGCAATAGTTCTACCGTTGATGTGCACGAAAGTTCATATGCCTGGACATCTGAGTCCATTCTTAATGTGTCGGCAAAAAGCGGTTGGTACACAATGGCGATTCAACTGAAAGAGGAGATTGGCAGAGGTGGCGCACACATGAAGGGCTATACAATAGTCTACAAGCAAGCCTAAAAAAATGAAAGCAATAATCCAAGACGACATAATAACAAACATTACCCCAAATGGAGATACCGAAATTGGCTCTCTCCCTAAAGGCGTTGGTCTTGAACGCCTTCGGTGGGATGGAAAAAAGCTGGTTGATTTAGCCGACCTTGCTGAAATCTGGGTTGCGCCGGATATGACCCTGCATGCTATCAAAGTACCGGGTGCCCAGCTTATTGCAATGTCCTACCGGGACCGCAAATCATTGATTAACGAAAATGGGACTATACGCCTCAAGACCTCTGAAGACGTGGCAAACGAGGAAGCCCTGTTAAACAAGAATCGACTCAGGGCAAAACTTAAAAAAGAAATCGGAGATCCACAGGACCAGTTGGCTGATGCGTATAAACTGCTCTGTCTGTTGATTCTGGCTACTAAAACAGACGATGCGGAAGCGGCTAAATTAATGGATGATCTTATCCCCGATATTAAAGGAATATATCAGCTTGAGCGTTTGAAAAACAAACTGCCGGAAACCATAGGCACCCTGAAACACGAAATGACATCGTATTACGATAACCTGCCACTTAGCCGGAAATATGGATCCGATTTTTAAAGCAATAATTGAAGCAACCTAACTCTAACTTGGAGATGTAAAATGGAATCTATGACAACAGCGGAGATAGTCAATTTCGGGATAGGAGCGCTTGTAGTTATTGGAGGTGGTGCTATGGGGATTAAAAGGTTTTTGTTGCCCAACTCAAAAAAGAACGGTAACAGCAGGACTAAGCTGTCAAGCGACGAAAGCAAAGAAGCCATTTCGGAGTTATGGGATAAGAAGACAGACAAGGAAATGTGTGAGGTTATATCTAATAATCTTGCCGAGAAATTAGCTGATGTCAAAGTGGAACAAGTTTATCAACGGAAGCTGATGATTAATATCGCCAGGAGCGTAAATGCTGAGGTGCCGGAATGACAGAGCAGGAATTGAAGGATTTGAAGTATCTATGGCATGCTGTTAGAAACGCAACGACCGCAATAGAGGGTTGCATGAGGGAGGTCAGGCAATACCTTAGATTGATAGAGACAGCCGTTACAGCCTATTCGGAGGAACTACTTGATGAACACGGTATGGATAAAACAGGGAGTGAAGGGAAGACTAAGCCAACATACCCGTAAAGCTTTTGGGCATGTAGCTAAATTATATTTCAGTCATAATTTAGATTTCTTTGTTACTTCGCTAATGGAAGGGAATCATAGCCCTGGGAGTTTTCATTACGACGGGAAAGCCTTCGATTTTAAGAGGCAGGGAATGCTTAAAGAGTTTATTAAGAATGCTGTTGGAAAGGGTTTTGACGTAGTAGAATATGATGATGAACGAGACATTTTTCATGTGGAGTATGACCCGAAATAATACATAGAAACAACTTATTTAAGAATAGAATAATGCAGGGATTAACAGATGACTGCTCCCGCTTGGCCAAATCTAATCCTGGGCACGTCCTGATACGACACCGCAGGATTCAGGTATCAGGAGTCAGATGAGAAGGGGAATCAACCCTATCATAAAAGGAGAGGAAGTTAAGCTCACCCTGCATTTCTTAGAGGGATGAACAAATGGATTTCATTAGCAGATTGGTTAAGTTAGAGCAGTTCGGGGAGATATTAGCCCCACCTTCTTTCTTTCTTCTTCCGCAGGAGCGCCTTGATGAATACGGTTGAGGTCCTGGGAAAATAGGGGACTGGTTAGTCCCTGACACCTTATGGGGGCAGAATGTGGTTAAAGCCTGCCAAGTGCATGACTTCATGTATGAAATAGGGGGAGACCGGGAAGATAAGATATTTGCTGACAGGCTATTCCTGTTTAACATGATTTCAATCGTAGAGAAAGAGGATAACCTTTTTGATGAACCAGCTTTGTACCGTGCCATAACTTATTACATAGCAGTTAGTAGGGGCGGGGACAGCTCTTTTGGTAACGAGGATTGACATGAAACTTACAGACTATGATGACAAGGACTTGGTAATTGTGGCAGTATTTTCAATCTGCATAATAGCTATATTGGCGCCACTTACTTCAGAAGCAAGTGGAGTAATCGAGAAAGCCTTATATGTGCTGGCAGGAATAGCTATGGGGCGGAAGAAGGGTTAGTCGGTACTCTTATGGACTGCCTGGTTTTAGTCATTGGCTTCGTCAAATGGATCTATCAAGCCTTCATGGAGGATTTTTAGCTTGATTACTTCATTCACAAGGTCAAGCACGAATTCTTGTGCAAAGTCTGAATCAGGCTTTGACTTCACAAATTCTCGAAACTCTAAAAATTTATCCAAGTTTCACTTCCTCTTTTTAAATTCAAGCAATTTTCTTAGCAAATCTGCCCGTCCGAATGCATGGCTTTGGTTAAGCGGCATTCTTTATTCGTCTAAAGACTCGTAAATTTCCTCAAATCTTTTTGCTAATTTCTTTGCTTTTTGTACTGTGTATGGCTCATCCTCATCAGTAAGATATCCGCCAATCGTTGCAACATCTTTGATGACATCAATAGGAGTTGTTGCAACGTCTATCGTCTCTTGTAATATTTTACCAAAAAATCCCATAATTTGGGTCCTCCCTTAGATAATAACGGTTAAGTTAAGCAGGCGGTTTTCCGCTTGCAATGACTTATTGTAATGCGATGCCTATTATTGCTCCTATAAAAACACCCAAAAGAAAAAGAACACATCTTATACCTCTGCCAATATTATATTCAAATAATGGTGGGCTCAACAAGGAGTTTTCTAATTTTTCAATATCTGCCGTATCAAACACTCGTTGCCCATTTTGTTCCCAGCAAACCTTTCCTTTATAATCTGATTTTGACCAACCCATAATTTAAATTCCTCAAGCATTATAACAGTTGATTAGCAACGGTTAAAATAACCAGCAGGCGCGGCTTTATGCGCCTGTCTGGTTTATTGATTGGTTATGCCAGTTCAAATTCTCCCGGCAATTCCTGGCGGGCCTTGATTTTCTTGCGCACTATCCACCAGAATTTAATAATGGACCAGATAAGAGACTGCCCGAGACACAAGCCTTCGCTGTTCCATGCTGCCGTTTCCCAAGTACATTGGCGCTTGGTTGGGAATCGTGCCTGGATTTCGATTATCCAACTTCTTGACGCTTTCCCACAGTTCAAATATTCAATCTTATACTTCATTGTGTGCTCCTTTCTGGTTGTTGCATAACGATTTAGTTAAGCGGTGCGATTAGAACCATCGCCAATACAGTCCCAACATTTACCGTGAGACAGATGCCCACCACAATGGGGACAGTACTCCGTTTGAACGGCTTGTTCGGAGGTGCCGTTGTCAACCAGCACCCACTTTAACGCAGCGACCCAACCACGCTCATAATCACCAGCACATTCATAAAGTACAGCTCTTGTTGATAAGTTCAAACTTTCCGCCTCAAGCCTATTTTTTATATCTAATTCTTTTCTCATAATTACCTCTACCTCCCAAATGGCCTTTCCCTTTTTGATTATAAATTGTTACTGACACATCACATGCCTCCTTCCTTCAGGCCATGTGTTTTCCATTTGCTCACCTCGCTGGTTGGTCATATGCGTCTATGTAAAACAGGGTCATGTTTCTCTAAGTCTAAGTCACACAATTTTGCCCATTCTTTGACTTCGTTTGTCCAATCAATCTCGTAAGTTGATCCGGCTGGATCATAGTCAATACATCTGTCACTTACTCTATTTGTGTTCAATATTGCAGTCCGTAATGCTTCTTTAAGAATTTCAATCTCGGTCAATTTTGTTCCCAAAATAACCTCCTATTTCGCCAACTTTTTAATGCCGTGTTTCATTCATTACGTGTATTTCAACCATCTTCCTCCAAAGCATAACGTAGCTGATCAGCCGCCAAAGTTACCGAGGCCGGCTGGATAGCCCTTATGTGCTTCATGGTGAGGGGCAAGGTAATAGCGGCGCGACCGCATCTTGTTCCCAGGTACAGGACTCCCAAACAACAGTGACCGGTTTTCTTGTAAGTTTGTCGTTCCCCAGTCCGACATTTGCCAGTACGGCATTTGCCACCCCCCCATCAAGCACATAACGCCCTAATCAGCCGCTCTACTTTTTAGAGTCGGCTGGATTGAGCTTGTTAGTCCTTTACTGTGCATATAGGATTGGCGTGACCCGACGCCTTCGTTT